AATGTCCAATACCGCCTGGCAGCGTGGTATGGCAGACATGAAAGCCGCAGGACTTAATCCGATGCTAGCTTATAAGCAAGGGCCTGCTTCCACACCATCGGGAGCCACTTATAACTCTCAGAATATGTTTTCATCAGCACTTCCAGCATATTCAGCCCATAATACGGCAAAAACTCAAGCGTCACAGCGTGCATTAATAAAACAACAAGTCACCGATCTTGAAGACAGGCTTAAAGCGTTTAAAGACGTTCATGCAGAGCGTTGGTATAGAATGTTCTCAACAATGTCGGCAGAAAATGTGGCTGCATCTGTTATGGCAGCTCTTACAGACGTGAATATTCAAACGCTTTTATCAGGCCGTGGCACTATTCAAACCGATAAAAACCTTAGGGCGTTTTTAGCCGAAGTTCAAAAGTTTAGATCGAGAGCTAACATCGAGACCGAAGGCCTTCGAGATATAGGTAAAAAAGGCTATAGTCTAATAGAATGGGCAGTAGACCGATTCAGTAGAGGATTAAAAATTACAGCGAAAGATATTGAAGCCTGGTGGAATAGCACCCGTAAGTCCGTAGGAAAACCATTACCAAATTGGGGAGATAAATTATGGTAAGCAAAAAAATTAAATTCAAAACAGCATACGAACCTCATGACAGAGTGGGGTTCGAAACAACAGGCGAAAGCCTGACACAACAACATTTCAGCGAAGAGTCTGAAATCAATAATATAATCGCATTTCATGACCGAACGGGAATTATTAAAAACGTTCAACAGGGTGTAGCCCAATATGGCGATTATTCGGAAATCAACGAATATAGAGAAAATCTGGATATGATTAGAGCAGCTGACGAGAATTTCATGCAGCTGCCTAGCAACATTCGCCGCCTGTTCAATAACAATGCAGGCGACTTCTTCGAATTTGCCACAAATCCGGAAAATCAGGATAAAATGATCGAGATGGGCCTTGCATATCGCAAGCCCTCAGAGGTTGGAGACAACCTCGCCAACACCCCCTCGCCGTCCTCGGAGCCACTAAATAGCGTAGAGGATGGTGAGGGGCGTACAGTTACCACTTGATGTAACTGTACTAACTGACACCAAATCTAAAGGAGGTTGAGATGTATAACGTTGTACTTGGTTCTAAATATACGACAAACGGTGAAGAGCGTACCCGTTGGACTAAAGTCGGAGAAGCGTACAAAAAGGATAAAGGTATGACCCTACGCTTGGATGTAGCAATTTTATCCAAGCCCGGCGAAACAACATGGTTCAATTTATTTGAAAAGGAGCAATCAACAGATGGCATATCGAAAAAAAATGAATAAGAGACGGTCAAAAAAAGTTTTCCGTAAAACAGCTATGAAGGTAAGCCGGAAAAACTTCGCAAAACCTATGCGCGGCGGTATCCGTCTATAAAAAAATAAATGACATGTTATCATCCGCTATTAGCGTATAAAAACAAAGAAGGCACAATAGTCTTCGATAAACCTTTCGCATTCGCGGAAGGTTTTAATTTACCCTGCGGTCAATGCATTGGGTGTCGGTTAAACTATAGCCGTCAATGGGCTATACGGTGCATCCACGAATCTCAGATGCACGAAAATAACTGTTTCATAACATTAACCTTCTCTCCAGAGGCTTTAGCCACTCGTGAAAATCCACACAGTCTGGACATGAGAGAATGGCAATTATTTATGAAACGAGTTAGAAAAAAATATGGCAATGGAATCAAATTCTTCCATTGCGGAGAATACGGAGAAAAAAACAGAAGGCCTCACTACCATGCCCTCTTGTTCGGGCATGACTTCACAGATAAACAACTATGGACACAGCGCAGCGGCGTCAAATTATACACCAGTCAAGTATTAACAGAATTTAAATATCCAAATAAACCATATCATCCAATAAGTAACCCAATAGTTGGTGGCCTTTGGCCTTATGGATTCTCAACAATAGGAGACGTAACATTCGAAAGTGCTGCTTATTGCGCACGATACGTTTTGAAAAAGGTAAATGGAGACGCAGCTGCGGATCATTATACCTATACCGATCCCTCCAGTGGTGAGGTAATCAACATAAAACCCGAGTACTGTACAATGTCTCGTGGTAGGGAACCCGGAACCGCGTTGGGCGGTTCATGGTTCAAAAAATATAAAAACGATGTATATCCACATGACTATGTGGTCATACGAGATAAAATCAAAGTTAAACCTCCAAGATATTATGATTCACTCCTCTCCGAAGAGGAATTAAAGGTAATAAAAGAAAAAAGAATAAAGGATTCCCCAAAAACTATTGACAATTACGATGAAAATATGGATCGTTTGTGGGTTCAAGAAGAATGTAAAACTGTACAGATTGAACAATTGATAAGGGATTTAGACGTTTAAAGGAGGTTATTCAAATGGTTAAAGGACTATATTCTATAAAAGATTTAACGGCAGAAATGTTTTCAGAACCAAAACCAGCACCCACAGATGGGGTCTTCACCAGAATGGTTACTGACATGATCGCTGAAGGTAACAATCAAATATCTAATCACCCGGAAGAGTTCGCAATTTATAAAATCGCAGAATGGAACGAACTTACGGGACACATAGAAACAACAATCACAGAGATCTGCAATTGCAGCATCCTTAAAGGAGAATAAAATGATTGGTGGACCACAAGGAACCCTTCCCTCGACCTTAACGCACGATTTCTCAAGAGTGCCACATGTAGACATCCAGAGGTCCACCTTCGATCGGTCACACGGTCTAAAAACTACATTCGATGCCGGGTATCTCATCCCTATCTTCTACGATGAAGCGCTCCCCGGTGATACATTCCAATTGGAGACTCACGCATTCTGCCGCTTAGCAACACCAATACACCCAATTATGGACAATATGTATGTCGAAACTTTCTATTTCGCAGTCCCCTTCAGATTAGTATGGGATAATTGGGAAAAATTCTGCGGTGCGCAGGACAATCCGGGTGACAGCACGGACTATCTCGTCCCAACAACAACAGCAACAGTAACAAACAGTACTCTTTACGACTATTTCGGTATCCCGAATGGTATATCTCTCACCTTCAATAACTGGGCCGGTAGAGCTTACAATCTTGTCTACAATGAATGGTTTAGAGACGAAAACCTACAGGATTCAGTTGTAGTAGACAAAGACGATGGCCCAGATACAGCATCAGACTACGTTCTGCTAAAACGTGGCAAAAGAAAAGATTACTTTTCTGGGGCATTACCTTGGCCACAAAAGGGCGATGCGGTTAATTTACCGCTATCAGGAACAGCACCTATCACAGGAATCGGTACTCAATACGATTCCAACACACGAACTGGTGACGTGGTGTACGAAACAGATTCTACAACAACAACGACTTATCCTTATTCAGTCGGAATGTGGGACACAAACTGGTTTATCGGCAAAATGTCAGGTACTACCGGTGCAACACCGGAAATCTATGCCGACTTATCCCAAGCCACAGCCACAACTATCAACGCGCTTCGCGAAGCCTTCCAGATTCAGAGACTATTGGAGAAAGATGCCAGAGGCGGAACACGCTACACTGAGGTCATCCAATCTCACTTCGGAGTCACCTCCCCAGACGCTAGATTACAGCGTCCAGAATATTTAGGAGGAGGAAAGACACGTGTTGGAATTGATCCTATCCCTCAGACATCATCTACCGACAGCACTACGCCTCAAGGAAACCTTGCTGGATTCGGTACAGCTAGCTTCTCTCATAATGGATTCAATAAGTCTTTTACAGAGCATACCGTCATTATTGGAATGGCTTGCGTCTTTGCAGACCTAACTTATCAACAAGGCCTAAATCGCTTTTTCAGTAAACAAACAAAATACGATTATTATTGGCCAGCACTTGCCCATCTTGGCGAACAGGCAATTTTGAATCAGGAAATATATGCACAAGGGAACTCAGACGATCAACTTACCTTTGGTTTTCAGGAGAGATATGCCGAATACCGCTATAAACCTTCATTCGTAACAGGCCAAATGCGCTCGAGCTTTGCCCAAACTCTAGATACTTGGCACCTTGCGCAAGACTTCACATCACTTCCAGCACTCAACGCCTCATTTATAGAGGAGAATCCACCAATTGATCGAGTTACAGCTGTCACTTCTTATCCTAATATGCTGGGCGATTTTTATTTTAAGCTAAAATGCGCCAGACCTATGCCTACATATAGCGTTCCTGGCCTGATCGATCACTTCTAATGGTTTGGGGTCCTGTATTAGCTGCTGGAGCAACAGCACTCGGTCAATATGTTGCCAATAGAGACAATAGGCGAGCCCGTAATCGGCAGGAAGGCTTTCAACGTGAAATGTCCAATA